ATCTCAAATCATTTGGGAGGAGTTCTAGATGCAGAGGTACTGAGAGACGTTTTTTACGAACTCCTGGAAGTAGAAATTAACGGGTCTCCTGACGAAGAATGTGAGTTTTCCGCAGAAGAGGCGTGCTTTGAAGTTGAGGAGGACGGGCTTGTTTACCATATCTACTTTGACACGGGTGCGTCGTTCAAACTCGAAGTTACAGAAGACGGCTTTCACCCTCAAATTTCCACCGAGTTTGAGTTGGCGACAGCATCTGCAGTGAACAACCGGCTCATCTCAGCAATCGAAGACTCCCACCCGGAGCTCAAAGACGATATTTCGTTCGAGCACCCCCCAACACCGGGAAACAGCTTCTTAAGCTCAAAAGACGGGGAAGGATTCTCCGGTAGTTTTCACCTTCGATCGGACCCCGACAAAAAGTTTTCCTTTACAATAACCTCAGTAGACCCTGAGTCTGACCACTTAGAAGCCAAAATCAAACCCATTTAAAGCGAAACACCCATGATGGATAACATAGTGTTTGCAACCGATAGCATGAGGTCTTCGGTTTCTTCACTTAAGAAAAAAATATCAAATTTCAAGATCAGCATCGAACAACTCAGTTCGGAAGTAGAAAAAATTGATACAAAGTTTGACAAGCTTTTAACACAAACTGAGATATACAAGGCTAAGCTAGAACGGGAAATGGGTCGCGAGGTGAGGCGTCTTGAGCTTGAACTTACCAAGCTTCGAAAACAAGTGAAAGAGTCACTCCCCCCTGAATCTCCTTTGGAGGACGAGACAGAGCTCGGAATAGCGTCAACACTTGCCGTTATCGAGTGCCTTCTGAGGCATATCTGCGAAGGAGCAGACGACTTCAGACTAATGAGCTACGCCTTCCTCTTTCCGGCTGTGATAGAAAGAGTTGCGTCGTTCGACGACCCCGCGTACTTGCTGGAAACTCTCCCAGAGTCCGCACAAGTTGTAATTGACCGGGGGAGGCAGTACGTCGCGTACTTGAGAGAAGACTGTAAAACTCACGTCACAGATCCCGACGCATGGGAGCAATACATAGACCAAGTTACAGACTGGTGGAGGAACGACGCTCTTCCTTTGCTTTACGGGCAACGAGACGAACAATGGGACACAGACGTCCCGCTCTCTCTTGTTGAGATTCTAATGTGGCGTGACGAACCGGGTGAGCGACCCCTACACTTCTCACCGATTTTCGACGCCTACGAAACCTACAAGCTTCACAAAGACGCTGTTTACACAAGCAGCGGTGTTCGAGCTTTCGACCTAAAAATGCACAAATTCGACTCCGGAGCCCCCGAGGAAGAAGTGAAGCCCCCAGTCATTCTGGCACGACCTGTTTACAGGAAGCCTTAAAGCTTCCGCTACGACAACCCCCTAGGATAAACTAAACCATAACAATTCAACGACATGAGAACCAGCGAACTCGGCTACCCTGTCCTGTCTACTCCACTGCACAATAAGGTTTTCGGCAGACAAAAGGCAGCTTCAATGGGAGTTAAGGCACGTCAAAAGGCCGAACGACTCTTAAAGCAATTTGGTATATCTGTCCCTGTTGATCACCCAGACAACCTGTACGATGGTCCCTTGCCCCTTCCAAGCTTAAGGGGTAGCAATTTACAGGAGCACTTTGAAAACATAGCAACAGAGCAGGTAGGGGTGTACAAAACCCTTGCGAATTCTCTAGCGGGGTGCAAACTCCCAAAACTCCCTGCAGTTTCCGATTTCGTATATCAGGCGGGATGGACACGCTATGAGTTTGTGGACGGGAAGTTTATTGTCGAGTCCGTACCCTTCCCTCTCGAAGAGGCTTTCACGTACGACACTGAAACCTTTGTAAAAGCGGGTGCATTTCCAATTATTGGGACAGCACTAAGCGAAAAAGCAACCTACATTTGGCTCGCGGCAGAGCTTATTGACCCAACCCTACCCGAGGAAGAGTGGGACCAACACGACCTTATTCCCATTGGGGAGAACCGGTTTGTAGCGGGCCACAACATTAGCTACGATCGTGTGAGAACACGAGAAGGATACTCACTTAGCCGTAACAAGCCTGAAAACTTTTACTTTGACACCCTCTCCGCGCATATCGGAGTGTCGGGTTTGGCATCAGGACAACGGTGGTTGTACCTTCTTGCGGCAAAAGACCCAGAAAACCTGACTGAAGAGGAAAAGAGAAAGCTCAGGTACGCACCAAAGTGGCTAGATGAGGGCTCAACAAACAGCTTGGTCCAGTGTTACAACTTTCACGTTTATGAGGTTCGAAAGTATTTCGGCGATGAGACTGTCCGCCCGCTTAACCAAGGGGACAAGAAGATACGAGACATTTTCGTAGACGCTACGCACATCTCGCAAATCACAGCAGTTCTTGAGAAGGCCGTAGAGTACGCGGTAAGGGACGCATTTTACACGGCAGAGCTTTTTCAGGCTTTGTGGCCGAAGTATCTCGATAGCACTCCCTCAATGGTGGGCCTTTGCGGCCACTACCACTTAAACGGCTCGGTCGTACCACTGGTAGAAAACTGGGCTGAGTGGATTCAGAACACAGAAAGAGTGTTCCATGAGCACAGCCAGGAAATGACCGAGCTGTGCAGAGAACTTGTGTGGAAAACGTACAACGAGTGGAAGACTGTCCTTAATAGCGTGGAGGACCCGGAGGAGGGCATCACGAAGGCGCAGGAGTGGGCAGAGCAAGACCCTTGGGTGTCTCAGCTTAATTGGGAGCTTTGGAGTAGAAAAGGAAAGTACGCGTGGGTCCCTACTTGGGTGCAACCCTTTGTGAAAGATCCGCAACAGCACATCGGAGTGAAGTCTCAATTGGCTCACTTGCTGTTGAAGCTCAAGTACGAGGGATCACACATTGTTCAAACCAAAACAGAGGGTTGGTGCTACTACGATGAAACAGGTAGCCTTGTAAAAGTTCCCCACCCTAAAGGGACCGGGGATAATACCGGAGTGTTACTCAGCAAGGACTTTGTCCAAGATATGGAAACCGGGAGGCTAAGTAGCGATCTCCCTGAAGCTAAGAGAGCTCTGGAGATTTCAAACGCTATTTCTTACTGGACTTCTGTTCGTAAGCGGGTGATGGACCGGATCTTCCTCCGCGCTGAAAACCCGCATGGTTCGTCCGCTCTCGTGACTCTTCCCGAGATTCTCTGCCACGGGACGGTAACTCGAAGAACCGTTGAAAGCTTGATGGCAACCATGTGCTCCACGAAAAACTGGAGAATTGGCACGGAGCTGAAAACACGAGTGCAGGCCCCCGAAGGCTGGAAAATTGTAAGCGCCGACTACGATGGTCAAGAGCTTCAGATCGCATCCATATACAGCGATACTTGGGAGGGTGGCTTTGTCGGATGCTCGCCGATGGGCTACAATGTCCTGTCAGGATCCAAGGAAAACGGCACTGATCCCCACACCGCTCTTGCTCGGGCCATTCTCCCTGAGATGTATAAGGGGCTTGTGTGGGACAGGAAGCTAGGAATTTGTTACAGTCATGAGAGTGAACCGTTGAATGTACCAAATTGTGTAAAGGCTGGAGAAAAATGGTTAAGCCCAATTGAACCCCAGTTGTACAAACTCCTGGCGAAAGCCAGAGACCTGAGTAAGATTGTCGGTTTTGCAACCTTGTACGGGGGGAGCGTAAGAGCATTGAGCACTCCAATTCGACGAACTTTTCCTGAGAAAGGAGAGAGAGAAGTTAAGGATTTCGCACTGAAAGCACTGTCCTCGAAAAAAGGTGTTCTTGTGAACGGAGTGTATGAAGGTGGTTCTGACTCCGGCGCATTCAACTTGATGGAGCGAATCTCCATGAAGACAAAGGTTCCTCAGCTGCCTTGCCTTGGTACCAAAATTTCGACTGCAATGCGACCTGCGGCAGTTGGGACCGACTTTAGGACAGGACGCACAAACTGGGCCATCCAGGCATCGGGTGCCGAAATTCTATCCATAACGCTCACGGCTGTCGCGTGGCTAGCGGAAGAGTACAAAATTCCCTACCGCTTCATTATCAGCATTCATGACGAACTTCACTTCATGACTCCCGATCGGTACGCTACACAGTTTGCCGTTTTGTTTCAAATTGCCCATCTTTATACCTGGGCGAATTTCCATAGCGCAATGGATATACCGGAGCTTCCACTGAGTCGTGCGTTCTTCTCCTCAGTAGCAATTGACTCTCGGATTCGTAAGTCCCCAAAAGAGTGCACGGTAACACCTTCAAACCCCCACGGTGCGAAAGAACCTAACGGAGTTGAGTACTCGATGACCGAACTCGGTGAGATTGGGGCTGTAGACAAGCTAAAGACACGATACGAAGCTATTCAAAAAGGATTGATTTGAGACTAACTATGAAAACACCCATCAAGATCAAAAAGCCACGAGTTCAATCCGCAGACATATACCCATGCAGAACAAAAGTAGGCATGTACTGGTGGCCGATCCCGTTTGACAAGAACGGAAGATTCATCCCGTCGTCTGTGGACTGTTTGTACTCACAAGAGTACTTCTCCCAAGGTGATGCAATTCGCATGCTTCGTTCTCTATAACTAACAAGAGCTTAATTGTGGGACACTACTTAGAAAAGCTACTAAAGTGGTTGGGGTTTGGTTCCGAAGGGAAGCGACCAATTTGCGCAGACTCGTCTAACTCCACCGAGTTTCTAGAAAGCTGTGACGACTTTCTTGAGTGGGTGAATAACCCTACCACGTCTATCGCCGATCTTGAAAATTACGGAAAAGACAATCCCATAACATTTTTTGATAAAACCCTAACTTTCCCACCAAACCCATCGAAAGGGCAAATACACCACTGTCCAGCCGAGGGTAGGAGGTATATTTGGATGGAGACCGCGAGTAGCTCAAACTGGGTGCCCTTGCTTGACCAAACTTGTGTCTCACCCTTGGGGAGTCTTGTGCAGGGGTCCGGTGGCGCTGGTGGAGCCGGTGGCGCGGCGGGTGCGGCGGGGGTAGAGCTCGCGTACACTCCGTGGAACCACCTACCCCCCACAAGAGCTGTTACAATTCTGGCGCACGAGAGCGGCGACAGAAACCACCCACCTTCAGGATCCTACATAGATGGTTCCACATGGGTTCACCCGTTGTTAGAAGAATCCCACCGACTTGTACTTGTGGTGAGAGAGGGTAAATGGCGGCTCACTCATAAGTCAGCCGAAGAGTTAGAGACCTACTTGCGTTTGTACCCCAACACAAGATTCAACACTTACTTGACCGATGCGCAAATTAGAGATGCTGTAGAGATAATCATGCTTAACACTCTTGGAAGTTTGACTCACCCGTACCACAAAAGTTTAACTAAGCTGCTTGTATTTGGGAATGGGGGCAAAGCCTTGTGTATACCTAAGGAGAATTTGCACGACATGACACCTTCTTTATTTGTTAAGCAGCTGCAAAAGCTGAAAAGAAGTAAGGGTGAAGACCCTGGTTATGAAAAAATGAGGTACATGTCTCAACCTTTGGACGACTTTCACACTCCCCCAACATGCCGTTCCCCCTTCCCCTAGACCCCGACTTTAGGAAAGAAGTCACAGAGAGTTGGATCGAGGACATTTACGATCGCCTGGAACTAGGTGACAGGGAAAGTGCGAAGAAAAGTTGGGAAGTCGCAAATAAGCTTTATCTCTCCCTCCCCCCTGGGCAGGGGGATTTTTTCATTGAGGAAAGGCTCTTAGAAGCTAGGGTAAAACTAGAGCGGTAAAGATACAACATCACCATGCGAACTGTAGCTACAGAACCAAACCCACCCGCAGAACCAAACACCCGTCACGATCTTCTAACCTTTAGCGGAGCCTTGTCGGACGGAAGACAGATCACAGTTCGTGAAATGACTGGACGAGACCTGCTCTATATCGAGGACGAATTGTCGGCACTCGGGGAGACACGGCAGAGCTTTCACCTTGTTGAACGACTAAACGTGGGGCCTGAAAAAGTGTCCTTTGACGAAGTTGCAGACATGGGTGCTCGAGACCTGAAGGTTGTAGTCGGGTTGATTAAACAGGCTAACGGGTCCGAAGAAGGAAAGAAAGACCCAAAATAACCGTTGAAGAACTCGAAGACTTTTCCTTTTTAGTATCGGTAGGGCGAAACAAGGCAGTCCATGTTCGGGACATTGTCCCGAAAGACTTTATCTTCGCTAGAGTTCTACAAGATAAGGGTTTAAGTGCCATGGGACTACTTGTCAGGTTAATAAAGAACCCTGAAAGTCTTGAGACTTTATCCTCCACCAACTTTCGAGCCCTCTACAAGTGGGTCACTGATAATATTCTCAACGAGAGTATTCTCACTCCGGAAAGTTGGATGGAGATTTCGTTCCACCTGAACAAGCAACGCTGGGACAGCGGAATCGACTGGCTTGAAGCTCAACCGATGTCACGAATAAAGCGCATGATTGAAATAAATCAGAAAGTTGCTGAGCAGCAGCAAGACGAGATCAAAAAGTCAAGGAGAGCAGGCCGCTAATGTTCAAGTTTAACCTAAGAACACCTTTCAAGGGTGAGCCATTCAACCCAAATTGGTGGGAACCCACGAAGTTAGAGTGGGCCCCTGTACTCCTAAACGAAAACAAACCGTACTGGAAAAACCAGACTGACACGAACGGTCGAGCCTGGCGCCCACTTACAACACAGTACCGTGCTTGGAAGAGAAAGCAGTACGGCGATCTCCCAATTCTCAGGGTAACAGGAAAGATGCAGGATACTGCAAAAGTCTTATCTTACCTTAAAAACGATCGCTTTGCGGTCCTTACGACTAGTGTAGGACCCTACCACCAGTTTGGTACAAAAAACATGGCTGCAAGGCCGTGGATGGGGGTGCCTAAGTCATCTCTCGAAAAACTTTCAGGAATCGCCTGGAAACACATTCTCAATTAACTCATCACCATGACAAAGACAAGAGC